GTTAATTATTATGTACAAGATGTTGCTGAAATAAATTTTGGTAACACTTATGATATAATTATTAATACTTCATCCGAACATATGGTACAAGAAACAATAAATCATACAATAAATTCTTCTGATTCTGGAACCATATTTGTTTTAGAAAGTAATGACTTTACACATTTTGGAGAAGCATATGGTGGCGACAGATTACTAGACCATATAAATTGTTCGGACTCGAAAGAAGAATTTGCTAGTAGATACCATCAGTATTTTAATGAGTTTGTTACCTTTACTAAACCTTGGAAATCTCCAAATGGTCCGTTAGGTAATAATTATGATAGATATTTAGGAATAGGAATAAAAAAATAGATATGTTATATAGACCATTACCAGATTGTTTAACAATTAAAGAATCATCAATTGAGGGATTGGGAATGTTTGCAACTAAAGATATAAAAAAAGATACAGACTTTGGTATGAGTCATATAATATTAGATAATGGTGAGGACATAAGAACGCCATTAGGTGGATTCTTTAATCATAGTGATGAGCCTAATTGTATGATAATTAAAATAGGCAATAGATATCATATAAAAACAATAAAAGATGTAATAGATGGAGATGAATTAACCTTGAATTATGGGAAGTGGTATTGCAATGAGCCGTGGCCACCAAAGAAGAACAATTCATAACCAGAAATTAATGTTATATGTTATTATTATAGTAAATAAAATTAGTTGATATCAATTACAACAAGGAGTTAAATCAATGAAAAAAGTTATAGTAGCACTATCTATGCTTTTAACTTCTTTTTCAGCTACAGCAGATGACAGTTATACAATCGTAAATGCTGGTAGCGACTCAGGAGATTTTAAAGCAGTATTGTCAATGATTGGCAATCAAGTTGATAGTAAATTTATACAGGCCAATAATCCTGTAGTTGCGGCCAGTCATTTTAATAATAAAAATGTACTTACTATGTGGAGTACAGAGTGGCCAGGCGATTCATCTATGCCATCAGTAGAAATGAATGAAAATACAATTATCGGTATTATGACATATGAAACAATAATGTGTTCTCGCACTTTTACTTCAATGTCAGACATGTCTGGTAAAACAATTAAAATAGCAACATGGGGGAAATCACCCCCTGTTAAAAAATTCCTTGATAGGGTAGGAAAAGACAATAATATAAATTTTGTTATTGTTCCTTATGACGGAAGTGGTGCAACTACCAGAGGTTATCTAGGAAACGACACTGATACTATTTTTACAACTCAAACTAAACAAGCTAAAGTAGAAGCGGATGGTAAATGCTTTGCATTTAGTGCAAATGGAGATTTAGATTTTGCATTTGTTGATGTTATTGTATCTATCAACGCATCTAAAACTGCCGTAAACAATGCTCGAAGTGTTGTTGCTAAACTAGTACAATCAGAAGCATGGGAAACTGCATTTGGTGGAACTATGGCATATATAATTAATAGTGGTGCTATAACTTCTAAAGTTAATAGTGCTATTAGTAATTTTTCAAATTAATTTTCATATATAATACACGCCTGTAACTGTTCTGAAATGGATCTATGTTTACTATCTAAACTAGATCCATTTTTTTCATCTGTTGACAACATAATCTCAATCCCTTTTGGTATATACATATTTTCAGGCAACGTATAACCAGGTTTTAATTGATGCAAACTTGTATCTCTTATATAAGGTTTTAAATGAGATATATCACTAATACTTTTAATTTTTCCTGGTTTTATATTAGCAATAGTCCATAGAAAATGTTTCCTTAAAGGAATAAACTTATCTTGTAATATAGATGAAAACAATTCATTATCATGTATTTGATCCATAAAAGATATACCACCACCAGGACGAGGATTTAAATCAATTATTTTTATATTACCATCATACATATAAAAGTCTGGGCCAGAAAATATCATATCTTTTATTTCTAATGAAGTAACAAATGTACTTAAAAAATGTTTAGCAATTTCTACTAATTTAATAGGTACTTCATTTTCATTAATACTACGATGCGAAATAACTTGATTATCTTCTAACTTTATTGATAACCAAAATATTATTTCAGGAATACCTTTTTTCGTAATACGAGTATAAAGTCCAAACACTTGTGTACTAATCGATAAACATTCTTGTGCCATTAAATGATATCTTATATTATTGAAATCTGGATGGGCAAATCCTTGTTTATTATCTTTAAAAAATGTTGGCCCTAACTCTTTCATAAAACTATTTTTATTTTTAAAACTTGTATATTCATAATCTTTATAAGGAGTTAAACATCTCATACCTGATCCAACAGTAGGTTTAACAAATATTCCTTTATCTTTAAATATATCTAAATCTTCATGACATACAGGTATAACACTATCTGGTATAAGTTCTCCAAACCCTATTTCTTTACAATGATTATCAAACTTTTGTTTATCAGACAACACTTGTGCTGTTTCATAATATAAATTACTTAACCCATAATATTGCTCAAGTTTGCATTGTAATGGCAACAGATCTTCAGTAAGACTGTAAACTACATCTACTTCTTTTACATCTAATAGAATTTGTTTAATATCATATGTCGAGTTTATAAACAACTCCGCCCTATATATTTCAAAACTTTCAATTTGATCTGGCCAATAATGATCTGACACAAGAAATACTCTATGATTTAAAAGTTTTAACCCTTTAATCATACCAGTACATTTATTCCAACCTCTACTATGGCACAATAATAATATGTTCATATAGTAATTTTTATTTTATACTGTTTTTGATATAATTTTTCTTTTAATTCATTAGTTACATCTATATAGTTTTCAATATTAGAATTTGTAAATAACTCTTCTAAAAATTTAAAATCATTAACGTCTTGAAGACTAATTTTATTATCTATAGCATATAAAAAGCCAAGTCTTGCTCCAAACGCACAAGATTTTCCATTTTTTACTTCTCGTTTTATACACCATGAAAGTGTATAATTTATTCTAGGTTCACCAAACAACGAATGTGTTTTAAATGCTTCTCTAAACCCTGCACAAAATGCTTGATATGTAGAACTATTAATGACAGTTTCACCAACACAAACATTTCCATCAGTTTGTTCAATATTATCACATCTATACCATTCTAAATTTTTATTAAAGTTATCTTTTGTTATATAGTTAAATGTATTTTTAGTCCAACATTTTATAGATCCACTTGCATCTGTAGCACCTAATATACTATTTTTTGTAGGATATCTAATTAATTGATTATCATTAGTAAAATTAAACTCTATATCTTTTAAATTATCCCAAACCACTGTATCACCATCTACAGTAATAAAGCAATCAGACTCATTTAATTTAGATGCTTTATAATATGCCTCATAAATCCCTCTTACTCCATGAACCCTTTTAGCATGAGGAAATTTACTTAACAAATCTTGATAATTTACTTCAGCATTGGGTTCTTTATAAGAAATGAAAATAATATCCAATTCATTTTCTACCTATTAACATATAACGAGTATATCCTGCAACATTAATATCCAACTCCCCACCGTATAAGAGATTACTTATATAACATTGTTGTTTAAATTCCTCTAAACTATCAACACAATTAACATGTTCTTCTAATTCATTAAAATTATTACTTTGCAATACTAATAATTTGTTATCTGGAATATTATCATACCAATCACTAAAGTTTTTTATATGTTCACAGGATGTATTAATAATAGTATCACACTTATTGTAGTCTAAATTATGTATATCTTCTGTTATTGCCATAAACCTATTAACGTATTTGAAAGAATTCATATCATTTGCTATTTGGGTGCAAAATGAATCTATGTCATACGAATAAATTCTAATAATAGGAAGTTTACTAATAAACAGCATAGAAGCCAATTGGCCATACCAACCACCACATATATACACAATGCCTAAATCCACATCCCAGTGTAGTAATTTATCAACAAGCCATGATTTACTTTCTAACTGTCCTTTACTAAAAACATTTTCCCAATTAGCATTTGGATACTTGCTTGTTAATTTATCTATACTATGCGATCGTAGCGTATTTGTCAAGGTTTCGTTCGAATTCATGCAAACGTTTCCATATGCTTCTTAGTTCTGTAATTGTAGTCCAGTTATGTAAGAACAATGCAAATCCACCATGTACTTTCTGGAATGCATTAGATACTTGTACTACTACACCTAACAATATTGCACCAGTAAACAAACCCGGGCCTACTATTAAGTATGGAACAATAATCATAAATTGATCATACATAATCATCCACGTATCAAAATATCCATAATGAAGATATAGTCTCTGATAGTTAAAACGTATGCCAGTAAATAAACTCCACAGTGTTTCTGGCTGTGCATAATTTACTTTGTCATCCTCACCTAATACAAGGTCTTTTCTAAATGCCGCTTCTACTTTTTGGTTATTGTATTCAAGTCCAGGCAGTTTCCAACCCACAAACCATGAAATAATTATACCACCAACCGATACTGTTAACGCAGTCCAAACTAATGAGCCGGGTATATCACTAAAGAATGGAATAGCAACGTGCTCACTTAATCCCCACAATACTGGAATAAATGCTACAAGTGTCATAATTGCTCTTACTACTTGGAGTCCCAATGATTCTACAATTCGTGCAAACCGGTTGCAGTCTTCTTGAATACGTTGAGACGCACCTTCTATTTCTTCTTTAACTGTGCGCCAACGCGGAATATAATCAAATGTCATTGCTTGTCGCCAACGCAATCCATATATACGGGTAAACCATCCAGTTAGCACCGCCAAAATAACATATGGGAACGCTAAAACTGCGAATGACGGCTCGCCTTCAAAGCCATTAAGCCAATAATCAAAACTGAGTAACTTGTCGTAAAATAGTGCAATACCTTCTGCTGAGTTGTCTTTGTATGTACCCGATGTTTGTAGTAAGTTATAAAAGCCACCGTACCATTTGTTTATTGCTACAGTTATTTGTACTTGTACCCACAATGATAAAACTAATAATCCCCCACCACCATATGCCCATAAGGCCCATTTTTTACTTCTAAAAAATGCCTTAATCATGCTTTTTATCCTTGTATCGATATATTAGTGTATCTATTAATTGAAGTATAATTGTTAAGTCATGGTTGAAATCATTATTTGTAGTATCGATACCGTGCTCATCTAATAAAGCTAACGTATCCCACAACCAAACTTCGGATATTACGCGAGTTGTTTCATCATTGAAAATGTCATCTCCTTTGCCGTGAAAGTCAGTTTCAATAATTTCCTTTAACGGAATTCTGTCTGCTTTCTTCCCTTCAAAGTCAATAACATTATCGTCACTCATCAGGCCAATCTCTGAATAATGCGTGTTGTATATTGTCTGCAACATGCTGATTAAAGGCATGATGCTTTGTTTTAAGTTGACTTTCTATTTCGTCTAATGCATGATGTTCTACTTTAGCGACTCTCTGAAAAGCATTTTCTAATTGAGACATGTCTTTTGTTTCAATCATAATATGCCATTCAGGCAAATCTTGTATACTACGAAAGCCTAATTTACACCGAGTAATACGATAAGACTCGATTTTGTGTTCTTCTTTGAGTGATTTTAAAAATTCTCGAAGGTTATGTGCCCATTCTTTATCGGTAATATCACCTTCGATATCACACCAAACATGATAGATATCCATATAGATATTTAGTGTAGGATTTAGTCTTATGGTTGGTTTTGTGGTATGGGACCGAGATTAAAACTTTCGCAGTGGCCGACCGCTTCACAGTCTATTATGCTAATATCTGCTTTTAATTTAGCACGTTCTAGCATTTCATACCAATGTTCTTCACTTTGATAACCTGCCCAACGTACTAGTTCGCGTTTATTAACTTCATCCCATATAATAAACGTAGGAACAGCATATAATCTCTTTATATTGCCTTCCCAATAATGCTCTAAATATTCTTGATTTGCAATAATACCATTAGTGATGTCTATTTTTATCATTGGTAAATCAATATCATCATAAAACTCTGGAATTTCGTCTATCCAACGAGCACAAACAGGGCACCAGTTAGCAGTAACTACTAACAATTCCAATGCTTGTGCGGGCATAGCCACTAATAATAGCAATACAAATAGGAACTTTTTCATATCAATTTGATTTAACTTCAATTGCGTTCATTTGTTCACGCAGATTAACTTCTTCACTTACTTGTTTATAAATTTTAATATTTTCTTGAATTTCTTTTAATTCGTTCTCTAGATGATTTAATCTCATATTCTGTTCAGCATCATCAGGTAATGAACCCAATTCACCACGAGGCCATTTAACACGAAATTCATTATTTGCTTTAACATGGACATCTTGAATTGCTAGATTATGCTCTAAAAACGTAATACGTCCTGTTACATTAAAATAACCAGTAATAGCAAGACCTACAAAGACGAACAATGCTATCAAATTACGAACTGGGATAGTTATCATTGATGAATCACTAACTGTCATACTTGTTTGTTTACTCATGCCAATATTTAAAGTGATGTTTTAATGATTAAAGCACTACTATATTACTGCTGTAAATTATCCACTATTATTTCATATTAGCTTGTTCATTTTCTAAAACTATTGGATTACCATCTTTATCGGTTTTAGCGTACATAATATAAAGACTTAATCTTTTATAATTACATTTGGGAACCGAATGAACAATTCTTGGTTCAAGATAATTATGATTAATATAACCCCTATTTAAACCATATTTTATTATTTTGTCTGAACCATCCATTTTAAATATAGTTCCAAAATTATCATTATCATTTAAATAAATTTGTATTGCAAGATGAACTTTATAATTATCAACATGATTACTCATAGAGAATCCTGGTTCATCCTTCCACAAAAAGGCATTATTAATAATAACAGGGTGATCAACTGCGGTTTTTATAACAGAATCACAAAATTTCTCAATATCTTGTTTAACATCTAAATCCCAAAGATCTAATTTTTTACGAATACCACTCGCAACAGAATAATTTATATCCACAAATTCATTATTGTTTGCAATCGATAAGATTTTATCAAGAATTTCTTGAGGAAAGAAATCTTTTACTTCAGTAACACGCATAAATCGTCCTCCATTATTAATAAAATGGTAGTCGATTATGATTAATATATAGCTATGTTACCGCCATGTCAATATTTAACGTAATACTGCTATAAGTTATCCACTATTATAAATAGAACTTTACAGGTTGCTACCTAAATTGAATAACTTTTTCATTGACCCTGATATTTGCTTTGACGTGAGCAAATTACAGGATGCATTGCGCGAAGTTGATTCGCGAGTCGCAAGACAATCTCCTTTAGGCAAAAGAGACATCAATGCTATTTGTCTAACACAAATTCCCGGTGATCCAAACTCTATCACAGGTGGTAATGTAAGAGGATTATTTTGGACACGCCCAACAAGCAGTGGTGAAGAGGTCCAACGAGAAAATCCAATAGACGAATCCCAATATACTGAGTTTGTTAAACTATTTGAAGATACTTACTTCAAAGAAGTATACGATACACTTATTCCCAATTATAAATTAGGCAGAGTAAGATTGCTTTGGAAAATGCCACGCACAACATTGAGTTGGCACAGGGATCCTGAACGCAGATTACACATACCTATCGTAACCAACCCAGGCGCACTAATGATTATTGATGATGAAGTAAAACATATGCCCGCAGATGGCAAAGTATGGATTACTGATAATACAAAATATCATAATGCGTTTAACGGAGGCGAGGAAGATCGCGTCCATTTAGTTGCTACAGTTATAGAATAAGGAAAGGCCCTAAACGGGCCCTTCCAAAAAAGCAGATTGGGTAACAAGGTATGCTCTATACCCCGGAATACTGCCGTGATTAAGCGGCTAATGCGTATTCGTAATAATCGTCGTTTGCAATTATTTTAGTTTGCTGTTTTTTAACATGGAACTGCTCCCATGTGTCGTCCGTATATCGTCCTCACCCTGTCGAAGCCATGTCACCCCCGTCAAAAAAAGATTAAGTATACTATACCACCAATAATAATTATGTCGGCACAGATACTCCATGCGACATATATTTTAAACATATATTCTATAGCTTTCCTGAAAGGCCTTGGTAATGTTTTTATCTTGTTCCGGAGGAATCGCATCGTCGCTTCCTCCTATCAATGTATTATAGTTCATTTTAATCTCCTTTTGGTGGAGGTGGTGGGGATCGAACCCACGTCCAGAATGCATATTGTCTACATCATACGACAATAAAGTTACTTACTTATTTTCTTTTCTTCATATAAAACATGTTTGCGTACAACTGGGTCATACTTTTTTAATTTAAGTTTATTGCCACCCATCTTTCTTTTATTAACGGTTGTGGTATAATAATGCCCGGTACCAGCAGTTGATACTAATTTAATAATTGTAATATTTTTACTTGCCATTACCATGCATCCTTAAATTGTGGTTTAGCGAAATTATCATTTTCTATAACATGTTCTTTTACTTCTTCTTTATCACCATAAGATATATTTTGCGGTGGCACATCTACAGAACTTCCTGTAGTATAAAATCTTGATGCTGTTTGTACATCATCAAAACTTTGTGATTTTTGTCCCATTGCTTTATCGAAAATGTCTTTATAGTCATTATAAATTTCCATATAGCTAGAAGGACCATATTTTTTCTCGGCCTCATCTGTGACAAACTTAACATACTCTGATGCTAAAGTCAAATCACCACCTGCTAATTTAAGACATTCTAATCTTATATGTGTTGAATCAATCATTCTTCGCCTTTAAATAGTGTCCATGCACCATAAATTATTGCGCCCCAGGCCGCCCACTTAACCAGTGGTGAAAATAAGAGGCATACTACACCAACAGCGACTAATACGCCGCCATCCCATGATGATCTTTCTGCCCATCGTGCTTTTAAATAGTCCATATTGTTATTCTCCTATGGTTTATATTTATAAAATATTAATTATCTGCTTCTATTTTTACTTGTAACGGGTAATTATTGTTACGAGATAGTACAGTGGTTTCAATACCTTTTTGTTCTGCTATTTCATACGGCAATACTGCTACTATAGCAAACCCTTCTTGATGTATTTTATGTGTCAAATCTTGTGCGGCATCAATGGCATGCATAAAAATAGACATTAAACAATTTACAACAAAATCCATTGGTGTAACATCATCATTAATAAAAACTACCTTATACAAAGGTGGTTCTTTTAACTTTAAATTTTCTTCTATTTTAGTTGCAGTATCTGACATCATTGTTGCTCATAATTCTTTTTTGGCCCTTCCATTAAGTCACGTAAATTATATACTATAAATTTTCCTGGATTACGTTGCCCTGCTCGTCCTTTATGTTTAGCGGCTCTCTTCCATTCTAAGACCATTGGATTACCTTGTTCTCGTGCTTCTTTTGCTTGCTTTAACTTTTTCTGCAATTTTTTAGTATACGGTAATTTATATAATCGAGTATCTGTTTTACCTAAATGTTTAACCCATAATTCAATAACTTTACCTTGTCTTTGGCCGTCCATTACAATTACTTTTCCAACAGGAATCGTAGGATAAGCATACCCTAGAACGTCATTTAACTTATCCATTGTACTATATAATAAGAAAAAAAGCAAGGGAATTGTTAAGAATTTGATGTAAAGTTTCGCAGGAGTACGTATTAATATATAACTAACAAGAATAATTAACAACACCGCAGTAATAAACTCAATATTAAACGCATATAGTATATCATACCAAGCATTCCATTCAAGTTTCTCATCACCTGCTATTGTGGAAAAATCTATTGCTTTTTCTTGTGCTGTTGCCATAATATTTGCCTCTGCATTGTTTTGATGATGACTTGCGTCTGTAATGTTTTGAGTTTCTTGTTGTTCATCAATCATCAATATCCCCATAAGTGTAAAAATTCTTCTTTAATACCAGCAAAATTGCCAGCAGGATCAGGGGGCACTGGTGACTCAGGTGTTTGGTCTCCATGTGTACGTTCAATTAAATTTCCGTCAGGGCCTTCATGATATGTTGATTGCCACCTTTGGTCATATACAAATGGTGTCATATATGTATTAACATCTGTTATATGATAAATCTTTTCTTCAGTTAGTTCTCCACCTTTTCGTTTAGTATATGTTTCTTCTACTACAGTAAAATTAAACGCTGTTTTTTCTTGCCCTGGTTTAACCAAATCAAATTTAATTAAACCTTTAGATTTATATGGATTAATTCTAATTAATTCCACTGTGACAGGTGCAGTTATTTCTTCTTGTGGTACATCTGCAGTAGAGCCTTGCCTATACGCATAATAATGAATATTAACAGTCCATTCGCCTGGAAGGAAACCACGTATTGTAACAATCTCTTGATTCATATCACTTGTTACATAACGACCATCTGCTAATTGAACAGTGTCATTACTAGTACCTAGATCATCTCGATCCAAATGCATCAGTCCTCTATCCCTGCCTCTAAAACTAACAATTTGTCCTAATGGATCTCTAACCCACATGTCAATATCTTTAGACGATCCTTCAGGCCAAGTTAATATGAGCAATATCTCTGCCTTTGGATCTATTTTTTTATCTGTGGGGACAGGAGGTGCTATAAGCAAGAATGCTATAACAAAAAGGAACACAAAACCGATTAAAGTATTAAACAATAAATCAGTAAATCCTAATCCTGATAGATATCTGTTACGCTTTCCTGTGGTCATATTCTAAGTTCATCAATTGTAATTTGGTAATAATTGAGCACACAAGGCCTACCAATGTAGTTGTTAACGCGGTACTCATTCCCGCGGCCATATCTCGTATAACTTCCTTGGCTTGTCCTATATTAGTTAAATCTAAGTCAGCAAAAGCGCCACCTAGCATTATGATAAAACCTGTTACTGTACCAATTAACCCCAAAGTTATCATTGATTCAGCAAAGAACCATGATACTTCTATTGTGCGGAAATTTAAAGGTCGGCTTTTATAGAGTTTGTATGATTGATGTCCTAAATGGGCAGTTAAACCATAAAACAGTATTAATATACCAAAGCTTATCTTGGTTTGGTCTAAATGCCAGAGGGTGACCCACATATCGAAATAATGTACTACTGCCGTTGAGGCAAGTACAGCACATGTTATTAGCCACCACTTGAGAAAGCAATTTGATCGCATTCGTCGCTCCTAATCCGTCTTCAGTATTTAGCGCAATCTATAAATATTGGAATGAATCCAAATCATAAATTCTTCTGCATAGAACCATATGTTAGTATGTCAATAACAGAACCTGGCAAGGTATTTTGTTGTTGTTTACATGAAGGAGGTAAAGTAACTACTCCTGACGATGTATGGAATGATCCTTACCTTAAAGATATTAGAGCAAAATTTGACCGGGGAGAAATACCAGAAGAATGTGAAGGTTGCGTCGAAAACGAAAAACATAGTGACGGACGCTCGAGTAGAAGACTAGACGTTAACAGAAATTGGTTAAAACTACATAATAATTATGAAGATTACATCGATTCTGATGCTCCATATAGATTTGATTTTTGGGTAGGTAATTTATGTAATTTAGCATGTAATACATGTACATCTTATTATAGTTCAACATGGAATACGTTACTACAAAGACCGGCTGGCCATGATAGAAATCACAGAAACAGCATTGATATAAAAGAATGGAAACCTATTACTGAAGATCCTCCAAACATTGATTATAAAAATTTAGAATGGATACATTTTAATGGTGGAGAACCATTACTCACAGCTACTCATCTTAAAACTTTAGAAAAAATACCAAAAGAACAACGAAGTTCAGTACGAGTAGAATATAATACTAATGGTACAGTAAAAGTAGATACTAATAGTGAAAAATACAAAATCTTTAAAGAATTTAGATCAGTTACCATGACATACAGCATAGATGGCATAGATGATGTTTTTGAAGAAATTCGTTGGCCGGCAAAATGGAATAAAGTAAGAGATAATATAGATAATTGGGTTGATCAAGTATGTGCAACTAAAGTAAGTGACAATTGGTTTTTTATGATAGGATTCAATTTAACAAAATCAGCATATAATTACGATTCAATTAATGAAACAATAGACTACATCAAAGAAAGATGGACTGAACCTGTAAAAAATTATCTCATTCCGGAATACAAAAATTGGAACTATTATGATATGATATTCTTATGCAACGATCACAGATCTATGAATTTTACCGATAAAGATTTTGAAGAATTTACACAAACCAAAGAGTTCATACGTGAAAAAGAGTTAATTGATCGGTTAAGAAAACGATAAATATATTGACATATCATAGTAATGGTGCTATAATATGTATATGAGTGCTCAATTTGGAGGCTCATAAACTTACTCGCTTAACATAAGGAGGAACTTAAAATGACTGAGTATAGAATCACTGCGGGAAATCTTATCCCCACACTTAACCGACACATGGTCGGATTCGATCGCTTATTTGGCGATATGGACAGGCTTTTTACACATCAAGCACCGTCCTACCCACCCTACAATATTGAACGCATCAGCGACTCTGAGTATGTAATTACCATTGCCGTTGCTGGGTTTTCTCAGGGTGATCTTTCAGTAACTGTTGATAATGGACAATTGACTGTCGCTGGTCACAAAGAGGACTCAGACGAACAGAATTGGCTACACAAGGGCATCGCAACACGCGACTTCAGACGCTCTTGGAACTTGGCAGAATATGTCGAAGTTGTATCGGCAGTATGCAAGGACGGAATGTTAAAGGTTAGTCTTAAACAGGAAGTACCTGAAGCACTGAAGCCAAAGGAGATCGAAATTAAGTTCTAAGTTTCGCTAACCCAAAGAGGAGAGGGGGGCATTGTGCCCCCCTTTTTCTTCACACGGCAGGGTTAATATTTTCGTTTACGATGGATGGAATTTTCAGCAACTTCTTTTAAATGTCGCTTACGGGCAATGTCTTTAGCACGTTTTCTTGCAATACTAGGTTTTTCATATTGTTCACGAGCTTTTAAATCTTGTAATTTACCGGAATTGGCTACTTTCTTTTTAAATTTGCGTAAGGCTTTATCCACATCACCATTTTGCACCCAAACTTTAAGTCCAGATATTTTTACTGGACTAACTTTATAATCTATTGGTTTTCTATAAGGTTTCTTTCCACCTCTATTTTTATCCCAACTTGTATTTTTATTATTCCAATCCCGTGCCATTATTCCTCCAATTGTTTTATAGGCTCTATAATACTTTCTATTCTATTTGTGTTAAATAATCCTACTAGTTTAGCAGTTTTATCATCACACTTATAATAACAATTACTCTTACTTAATAACCAACCAAAGCATATTGCATCTCTCTCTACTTTTGCCCATTTAAGATTAAATATTATTATACTACATCTTAGAGCTGTGTCAAGCATCCATTCTGTATCTCTCTCGGGAGTCATATCATTTATTGCTAAACAGCACTCTGCATCTATATTATCAAGTACTAATATTAATTCACTTTGTTCGTCTTTACTAAAACCTGATATTAATATGTTTACATCAGCACCATAATATCTATCTGGTGGTGTTATTATTGTTAATTTATCCGCCGAGGACATCTTGTCTGCTTAAATAATTTTGTAAGAACTCTTGTTCCTCATCTGTAAACTCTTCTATGTTTACACCACTATTTAAGCGAGTAAGTAAATTATCTACCTGTTCCTGATTAAAATTAGCAGTATTTTCAGCACCAGTTAGTTTAGTTTTTAATTGTGCTATTTCTTTTTCTAACTTTTTAACTTTTTTCTTATCCTCTTTTAATACTACTATGGGAGTGCCTTCTAATTGCTCTGTTTCTACTACAGTTTTTTCTACTATTTTTTCAACTTCTACCGGAACTTCCTTAATTACTTCTACTTCCTTAATTACTTCTACAGGAACTTCCTTCTCTACTATTTTCTCAACTTCTACAATTTTTTCTACAATCTTTTCAACAGGAACTTCTACCTCTTTAATAACTTCTTTAATAACTTCTACTGGCACTTCTTTTTCTACAATTTTTTCAACAATTTTCTCTACTTCTACTTCTTTAATTACTTCTACTGGAACTTCCTTCTCTACTATTTTCTCAACAATAACTTCTTTCTCAACAGGAACTTTTACTTCTTTAATGATTTCTTTAATTACTTCTACAGGAACTTCTTTTTCAACAACTACTTCCTTTTCAACAACAACTTCCTCTATTCTCACTGTTTCTTCCTGGTTAGAATCCTGCTTCGGCCCAGCGTGGATCGGTCTTTTTTTTTCGGAAGGATCTCTAAAACGTTTTAATGTCATATTACCAGCAACAACTAATAATACTGCAAGTGGATCAAATACAAATATAATTGTAATAATTACCCAACGTACTGCTTCTTCTAATAAATCACGTGTAACATTAGATCCGTATACTAAACCAGCAATGTATTTAATAGGCCCTACTTCTACTTCTAACTGGCGTACTTCTGTAGCAAGTACAAAACGTTGCTCTTTAAGTGTATCTATCTGTGTATAGTAATCTTCTATTACTACTTCTAATTCATTTACTTTTGTTTCTACTTCATCTGCTTTCATACCCATTTGTTCTTGAAGTTGTTTAATTTCAGCATTAGCTTCATCAATTTCTGATTGGGTATTTTCACGCAATTGTGCTATTTTATTTTGATGTGGTCGAATAGCAACTGCTAATGCTTCGCGCAATGCAGTAATTTCTGTTTGCACTTCATTTGAGATGGCAAGTTCATCCTGCCTTATACCATCTATCTCTTGCTCAATCTCTCTAATTTTAAATGCCAAGGCCTCTCGCTCGGGTTTTTGTTTTTCACGCAATTCTTTACCACGCTTAATCCAATCAATCGGTTGTCCCCATGTCCGCTTCTCTACGCCTTTATCTACATATGCTTGAACTTCTTTATCTAATTGTGCTAATTGTTGATTTATACGGTCTATTGCTTGTTGTTTAACAGCAACATCATCACGCACACGATCTATAGCATTAGACACTCGTTGTTCTTGTATAGCAATATCTTTTTCTAATTGCGCTCTTAATGCTGTTATTTGTTGATTCTCTTGGCTAATACTACTGCTGACTCTACCCCAAGCACCATCACGTATTTCTTCTTGTTGTTCAATAGCTGAGGCAATATTTGTATTATGCTGACCGTGATCTTTACTTTGCAACCGCTCTATTTTCTCTTTAGTAACATTTACTCGCCCAGTAAATCGATTAATCTTTTCATTAATACGCTCTACTTTTGCTTCTGCTTGTGTTGTATTACTTGTTTGCTCTACGTGTGCTTTGGATAAAAAGCCAAAGATACCCATAGACGTAATGAACATTAAGACAACAACTGCTATAGTAAGATAATACTTTAGAAATTTTGGTATGCGAGCCCAAAACTGGTAGAGCCACGAGGCAGTTACTAACTTACCTATCTCTAATACTACACCCATAATTGCTATAGGCACAGCGGCCGCGGCAAATATTGCCATTAAGCCAATAATACTATAATATGCGGCAACGGCGCTGATCGACAGCGCCGTCAACAGAACAAATATTCCAAACTTCATAATACATATTTATGCTATTTCCAAGCATAAATAATTGGCTCCGGGGGTTGGGATCGAACCAACATTGCCCATTGGGCACCCTATAAACGGTAGGGCCTGTATACCTATTCCAGCACCCCGGATCATTTTTTATCGGTGCATATTTGCTACTATACCACGCAACTTATATTGTTCCATCGCATGAATAAAACGTGTCATGCCTATTCCACCACCTACTCTTGGAATAAAATCTAATTGTAAAAAGTCATCTAGTTCTTTTGTTACACGATCTTTACCAAATGTTCCAAACAATAAATCTGCATACATACCATCACTAATTGTATGAAACATTTCTCGCATTTCAGTAGTGTCACTACTGCGCTCTGCTGAACCAATAGTTTCCATGCCCGCTATAATTACATCAATTTTTGCGGCCGTTCCGTCACCATTTTGTTTCATGTTCCAAAAAGGACTTGTGTAATTAGGGAAGTTTTTAATCATGCAAACTCTACCTTGCCAATTCTTACACATTGCGTCTTCGTGCTCATGCTCGAGTTCTTGAACACCAAAATCCTCGCACCATGCAAGATAATCCTTTGCAACAACTCCACCCTTAGAACACCAACCTAAGTATTCCATAAGTTCTTTTTCCATTTTTTCTAAATCATTCATGTCACCTGGCATTTCAAATTCAAACATTGGGAAAATTAAATCATGTCTACCTTCTACAACATTAGGTTCTTGCCTATAGGATGTTGAAACACAAAAAAACCCCGGGACATGGGGTTTAGTTAAAAGCTCGTACTCGAGCCACATTTGGCCAGTTTGTGGAAGTGGCCAAACTTCTCCGGCATAGTTATATGTTGCTACAGTTGTTGGATCTTCACACGCGGCTAATATTGATAATCTATTTTGAGTATGTACCTCTTCAAATCCTTTAGCCATAAAAAAAGACCTTAATAGGCCTGTGGCTTCAGTAAACTGTTGAGGGTTAATTAATTGCGTCATTCTTATTCTCCAGTCAAATTTTTTTAGGCGCAAGACAAGCCGCCTAAACTGTTTTTATTTATACCTTTTCTTTATTATAGTACAATTAAGTCAAGTTATTATTATATCAGAAACCACTTTAAATATTATATGTTACCTACATTCTTAACAATACGAAAAAAGAAAGGCGTTTTTGTCCTATGCGCCGCAGAAGATATACCACATAGAAGATTTGTCGGAATAACTTCAGTTACTCATCCTCACATTCATGTGGGGCAAGGTCGCGGCCATGCTGGCGAGGGTTCTTTAATAACTACAGAATTAGGTGCATTTTTAACAACATCAGACAACCCCAACTGCTCACTGCGAGAAATGATGTTATCAGGTGGTTATGATTGGGGACTACGGTATGAAGAAGCATGGTGCTTACATTTATCTATTAACCGACCACTTAAAAAAGGTGAGATATTAACTGTACGATCTTTAACGGAAGGTGATAAAACTATTGATTAGATTTTAATCTTCGTCTTGAAACTCTGCAGGATTTTCTTTATCATAATCCCACTTCATTTTATCTTTATCTAATTTTTTTATTGCTCGTTTTTTATATGCATCAAGTACACCAAGTTCTTTAGCACGAACAATAATTGCTTTTGCTATTTCTACTTCTTGTCTTGATGGTGGATTTGTTTTTGACCTGCCATTAAATGACATTAATACATTTGCTATGTCATCATCCAATTGGCCAGGCACATCACGTAGCATATGTAATGCTATTGCCATATCACCTGCTTCGGCAGCTATTAAATTTGTACTTGTACCAACACCAAACTCGGCTGTTTTAATTCTTGACAACATATCATCATGACTAGATTGTCGAGCCGCTTGTTGTTTTTCTGCCTGGTAATCAGCAAAATCAGGAAAAGCCGTTACTAAACGATCAAGTTCTTTTTGTAATTTAGCAGGCGCCTTGCCAGTTTTTTCTTTAGCAATCTCTATTTCTTGATTGAGTTTTTCAATCTTTTTAGCAAGGCGATCTTTATTCTCAAGTATTACTTCATTAATTTTCATTACTTATTAACGTTATCTTGATCAAATGCTTTAGGTTGTGTTGCATTTTTCTTCATCCACTTCAGTAAATTCGGCTTTGCTGTTTTAGTATTGCCTTTATTATACCATTCTGGACTATCATCACCTCTTTTTGGTGTTCCTCGAAACGGGTTCTTTCTAGGTGTGGGAGCCATACTATTTCGTGGTTTTACACCGGCATTTCGTATCAAGTTTTGAAGATATGGATCACCATCTTGTTTACTATCAAATTCACCACCACTTTGAAGTAGTGGATCACCACCAGTTGCATAGTTTGGTTTTGGTGCATAACGATTTGCTGGCCCATGCTGACCTGTGCCTGCGGCTACCTGTCTTGGTGCATAACGCCCTGCTGGGCCATGTTCGCCTGTACCTGGACGTGGTGTACCTGGACGTGGTGTTGCATAATTCCTTCCTGGAGGGCCACTTGCTCCTGTGCCAGCGGCTACCTGTCTTGGTGCATAATTCCTTCCTGGAGGGCCACTTGCTCCTGTGCCTGCGGCTGGTACCCTTGTCGGTGTCATAATGCCAGCGGCGCCCATATTGCCGCCGCCAATGGTTCCTCCTTCAGCGTCACCACCTTTTATCAGCTTGGCGCCACCTAACATGGCTTTCTCGGCCTGCAACATTGCAATTTGCTTATCAATGTCTTCAGCTCTACCTTCTAAAATTTGTTTAATTTTCATAATAAATCCAAGTATATTTAATATATTTATCTACTACCGCCTAAATATTCAGTTGCAAACCCATGTTCTACAAGATAATTATTAAGATTTACTTCTTCTATCATAATTTCACCTAGTAATCTACCAAACTTACCTTTCTTATCCAAGTATGTTTTAATAACAACATTAGATCCTACTGGGCACATTTCTTGCACTTTTGCTTTAGCGGCGAGTCCTTTTTCTTTTTCTACTAAATCGCGTGTTCTACTTTCAGGGGCGTTGATACCTAATAAGCGAACTCGTTGCTTTTTAAGTATAATACTAAATCCTAAGTCAATATCAACATCTATTGTGTCACCATCTACAACACGATCTATTGTTGCAGGATACTCATACATTACTTTCCCTGCCCTCTATATTTTTTCCAACTGCGCTTTTTATGTTTGTTTGTTGGACGTGATCTTGTACTATTCCCTATAGATGTTTTCTTTTTAACATAGATTCTCTTTTGAAACCCTATACTTTTTGCCATGATTGATTCCTAGTGTGGTCCTGGACGTGGAGATAACGTATTTGTCCCTGTTACGCCCGCTTTATTTTGTAATGCATCATCAAATACTTGACTATCTGCTAATGCTTTAGTAGCACCGGATAAACATTCTCCTAATGCTTTTTTAATTTCTGGATTTGCCATTTTAGATGACAATGAAGATGCAAACCCTGATAATGCACCTTGACTTTGTATTTTTTTAGCCGCATCCGACATCGCTAAACTCATATCTTTCATCGTAGCATTTTCCTTTGTCATTATTGAAGTAATTTCACTAGCCGACGATTGCATAGCTGCACTGGCAGACGCGGCGGCCGCTTCAGCATCTGGTATTAATTTAGTTAATACTGCTTGTAAAGATGTTTGATCAGCTGCATCAGTTCCTAATTCTACTTCAGCTGCTCCTGGCCCTGTTATTGTTTCACCAGTATCACTAGTTGATGTAACACTACTCCAATCTCCATTGCAGGCATTTGCTATATCTGAAAAAACTGTTGTACTAATGCCACTCATAGCACTTTTATAGTTCGTTAAAGCCGCATCCATTGGGCCATTTTTACCCATTACTGAACCCATGACATCTTTAAACGTCTTTGCACCATTAGTTCCGCTACCACCACCAAATTGTGATGTTAAATTGGTAGCAGTTGCGGCAGTTACTTTTTCTGTTCCTGCTGGGAAATTAGGATTTGCAGTGGCACTTAAATCTTTAACAACTGTTCCCATATCACTAGCAGTATTTAATTGTCCAAAATCATCACCAAAATCTTTAGTCATTGCTGAGAAGTTTTCTACTGCACCACCTGATGCTTTAGCATAATCCATAATATCACTACCTGATGTTAATGTAGCATCTGGTGTCTTTAATATTGTCTTTACTTCATCCATTGCTTTAGAACTTTTAAGTGAAGAAAGAACAGATGTTGCTTGGGCAGATGTGATGCTATCTGTGTCTAAACTACCATGAGCCGCCATAAAAGCTGCTTTTGCTTCTACTGCATTACCTGCTATAAGTTTATCTACAACATCAACTGGATTTTGATCAAGTGGTAATTCTCCTAGTTTTGCTAAATTTGCTCCAGCCGTAGCACCACTAAATCCACCTTCAGGACCTCCTTCCATCATTGGGCCAAATTGTCCTGCTACTTTAGCAAGAGGAGAAGATACTGTTTCTGTAGCACCTACTACAGCGGCATGCATTGCTTGAGCAGATTGTTCCATTGCTTGTTCCATTTGCCCAAAATTCTCAGCAAATTTTGATGGATCACCACCACCAAGTATTTTATCTGTATGTGCTTGAACTGAATCCATTAAAGTACCAGTATCTCCCAAACCACCGCCAGCAATTTTACTAGCTATTGATTTTAATTGGTCCGCTTGGGCGGATGGTATACCAAACATACCACCTTCTTGTCCGGTACATTCTAGATTAGCAATAGCATCTACCATATCTTTAGCGGCTTTCTGAATTGGCAATTCTTTAATAGAATCTATTAATGCTTTGGTAGTTGTTGGCATAGCCAAACCATTACCTTCCATTAATTCTGCCAATGCTTCAGATTCTAAACATTTGTCTCCAACTTCGCAACTGCCCTGGGCACCTACGCCGCCTTCTCCATAAATGCTTTCACCGCCTGCCATGTCCTATTCTCCTATAATAACGTCTTCACTGCCCACAGCACGTGGATGGCCACAAGTATCTTTATCAATTTTAGTTCGCAATGCTGGCTTTCCTTCAATAATAACTGACTTACATGTTGATACAGTTTTAGCACTACAATGAGGTGGGGATGGTAATGGACAAGGTGCATGAGGAGTGACATCCATTTGAGGTATGCCTGCTTTTCGTCCATTAATTAAGACAGATTCAGCACCGCCTTGAGCGATGCCGCCTGCTGAATTAGGGTCTTTGTCCCGCTGTGCTTTCCATGCCATACTACTATTTATTTAACTTGGCATGGCAAGACCAGTAGTTCCTTGGATATACTGGTCAGACATTTCTTTTCTTGTTGGTGCAATTACTATACAATTATGTTTAGAAAGAGTTACAGTGGTATCCATTTCCATTGTTAACATAAATTGACTAATACCTACACCTTGCGGTCCTACTTGTAGAGACATTGGCTTGTCTACTGTAATATGAGTATCTGTTTCTTCTTCAAATCTAGCAACTAATTCTTCACCAGTTACTAACTTAATTGATATTACATCACCTTTTTTATGATTGATTTCGATTAACATCCATACTTTCCTTAAAAATTCTAATAGCACTATAACATATTAATAGGCCTATACCACCACCAATTACGACATCTGGTATATTGCTCTGCGTTAGTCCTACTAATATACCAGCAATAATAATACCAACACTTGATATGGCATCATTTCTACAACAAATATATGCACTCTTTAAATTAATGTCTTTATTTTTATAATATAACAATAACATAGCAGATGCTATATTACCTATTAATACAAAAACTCCTACTAAAGTAATAGGCGTAGCATTAGGCACATATCCTGTTATTACATTTTGAATAACATACCATAACGCTAATATACCAAAACTTAACATTATTATTGCTTTTAATAATGCGACTTTTGCTTTTACTATCAGACTAGAACTCATAACAAATATACTGCCTAATAGGATTAAAGCATCACCTATATTATGAGCACTATCACCAAGTAAACTAGCAGAATGGGATATTACACCAAAATATAACTCAACAACAAACATCAACGCATTAATTAAAAAACATATAATTAAAGCATTGCGTTCACATGCGCCACATTCTTCTAAATCATGACAGTCATCGTCTAAACATATTCGAAACATTATCCCAGTAGTAGAGTATCTGGTGTCTCCACTAGTCCATTAAATCCGCCTTCTACTAATCGATCATTGATATAAATTTGTGGAACGGTTCTATGACCTTGTTCCAAAATCCATTGGCGTGCTTCTAGATCTTGTTCGATATTTACCTCTTCATATGTTATATTTTTTGATTCTAGATACTGCTTTGCTCTTACGCAGAAAGCGCAAGAGTTCTTACTATAAATTTTGATCATATTAAACCTTTCCAGTCTTTACTATGATCTACTTTGTGGCAATCACAGCCACAATCTTCACAGGTACAAATTCCTGTCTCATCGCATTTACAATCTGGATTAGTGCATCCACAATCCTTTTCTATCATATTTCGCATCCTCCGGCTACACATGCTAATTCTTGACTGCTTGTAGTCATATCTTGTTGTTCATATTCGCTTAAAGTTTCCCAACTTACATTTTTGGGCATACTTTGCATTGCTTGTTCATACTGTTCTTTAGTGCAATCTTGGTATGGTGCTTGCCGATACGTATGATCACTAAACGGTAAAAACGATACACCAGACATTTGATCAAAGTGTTCATAAACCCACGCTCCGACCTCCAACCACTCGTGTTCTTTGACACTAATTGTTACTGAGGGTTTGTGTTCACACCAATTATCTTGATAAATTTTCCATAATTCTAACTGTTCTATGGCTGTCATATCTTTTCTATAAACACCATATTGTGGCCCTTTCATTGGAAAGGAAAATACTACAGTATGTTCTGGTTTTGTTACATCATCTTCTACAGGAAATCCTGCTTCTATCATCATTTTTGCTAATGGATCTTTTTTATCTGCTCTAACTGTTCGAATATAATATTGATTATGTCTTGCATGTATTCCACTTGCGCTATCTACTAATTGACTTACTGTACCTGATGGTTTTACACAAGTAATTGCAACAGATTGATTAATACCAAGTCTCTTTGCCCAATCCTTATTAGTAGCAACAGCAACTTTTTTAAGTTCTGTGAGTAATTCCTCTAAACCTTTCTTTTTACCATTTGTTAATGGATTATCCATAATACCTGTTAAAGAAACACCCAATAAACGCTCTTCATCACAATTCTGTAACCATCTCTTATTAAGATATCTAAAATTAGTAAGTGTTGATTGGAATGTGCCTAAAATAGTTGCATTAATAACTTTATCTTTTAATGTTTCAAAAGTATCGTTTGGACGAATTACTACTTCAGATAAATTACAAAATTCTTCTGATCTTAAAATAATTTCACTGCAAGGGTTGGTGCCAAAATTATGATTTGGATCTCTACGTTCATTTTTGCCTGCTTGTTCTTTAGCGGCACGTCTGTTAAATATGCCACGCTCACCGGATTTGGACTCATAGAGAGATTTCCATTCTTCCATAAAAATACCAATATCAGGACGTTCAGTGTAACAAGCAGAATTATTTGCTAATGCTCGTTGAGTTTGTGTTTCCCACCACTGTCCTGATTTTGCTAAACGCATTCTGTCGTCAGACAAATTTGACAAACTGATCAACGCAGAACGCCTTACACCACCTACTACTACTATCTCCGCAATTTTACATGTAATATCATGACACTCTAAGGATGTTAGTCTACGTCCAGCGGCGCCTTTGAAAATACCTACACAAAAATTAAATAAGTCTTCTAAAGGTTCTGGACCTGATGCTCTACCACCAAATGTTTTTAATGGAGAACCTGCGGCTCTAACTCGCGTCAAATCCCATACAGGAATTTGTCCGCCGTACAATAGATGAACTAATTCTTTGAGTGCTTTGGCCCAACCCAATTTAGAGTCACTTACTACAATAGTAGTTTCTGTTGGATAAAAATCATCAGCAACTCGGGGCATTTCATTAATCATTTGGCGTTCAACACTAAAGCCAACGCCCGTACCATTCATTAAGATATAAAGTATTTCGTCAAATGCACGTGGGTTATCAATTGCTACAAATGAACAATTATAACCCGCGACATTCTCGCGATGTAATGCCTCTCCAGCAGTCATAAGACAGCGCATAGAAGGCATTGTTTCTAAATTTAATACAGAATCTTGAAGTTTTTCTTTAAGATCTTTTGACAAATTATAACTACATGTCTCCTTTAAATGTTCTGCGAAGAAAGTAAAGTATCTGTCTACTGTTTCTTCCCATGTTTCTCGTCGATTGTCTTCATAACGGTAACGAGAGTATCTTGATAAATGAATGTATTGCTGGTATAGGGAGGGTAATTGATTATCTGCCATAGTTGAGATCCTTAATTATAATATCTATTATACAATAAAACGCTTTGATTGTCACGCCTTATATGTATATATCGAGAAAATGATATTTGAAGTATTTACCTGGTCTGTAACCAGATTATCCACGTGTTTAACATTTGCTAATATTAACTTCTAGGTATTTTAATTAATGATTTCTATTGCGTTTACAAACGAGGCCACGGTACCAGTGTTTGTAGTAGTATACTTCAACGTTGCAATACCACCACTATGAGTAACTGTAAACGAAACTCCAGTTGCGGCTGTTTCTTCATATTCATCACTAATACTTGATGCACCTGTTTTAATTGCTATATCTAAAGTACCTACTCTAGACTCTGAACCACGTGTAATTTTATAAGAAATTTTAACATCTTTTATTGAAGCTTCAGCAAAAGTAAGTCCAGTTGTAACAGCAGTTTGATTATCTGCCAATGTTATTGTTGTAGGAATACGTGCTTCATGTTTACCCCATACTTGTTTTTCATTAGGTATATTGTAATAAACATCAGCATTATTTGTAGCAATTCTATCAAATGTTCCTACATCTCCATCTGGACGTTTAAAGTTATCTGAAATACTAGTACAATTAGATACATTTGAACTAGCATAGTTAATTACATCAGCAACAGCACTAGTAGTACCATCACCTGAGTTATTATTACCTACATCATCAAATGTGTTGCCAACTGAATAAATGGCTGAACCATAGTCTACGTTAATGGCTTCATAATCTATATCACGAAATAAAGACCCCATTACTTTAAAACTTGTCGGGCCAGTTCCTGATGATGTTGATTCACCTAACCATATACCTCTGTTTGCAATGTCAAAATTACAATTTGTAAAATTAAAACCTTCAATGGCGTCATTTGAATATACTCCAATTGGAACGCCCAAAAACTGACAATTGTTAAATGTAATATTTCGTGTTTTTAATGCATTTGTTTGTGTAACTTTTACAGCAGCTGGTCTATCAGTACTATTTAAACCATCACCATTAGTATATGTGCCCATAAATGCCACATTTTCAAAATATGAATTAAGTGTTGAATCAATTTGAATACAATCTTGTAGTAAATGTGTTGTATCTGTCGTTTTAATACATAGGTTGCTAACTACTAAACTCTGTGGTTGTATAGCACTGTTATTACCAATATTTGGTGCGATTTGATTTTTAGAATCTGATGTACGCATTACACAACTATCATGTCCTGCCGTTGTTGAAGAAGTAATAGTTACTGTAGCACTTGAATAACCTGAACCACCATTTGTAACAGTAATTGCTGTAACTACTCCACCAACAATTGTTGCTGTTGCTGTTGCACTACTACCATCACCTGTAATTGTTACTACTGGAGCAGTTGTATAACCTGCACCACCAGCACTAACAGCAATACTCGCCACAGCACCTGAACTTAAAGTAGCGGTAGCAGTTGCATTAGTTTGTGTTTCATTATACTGTATAAGTGATTTACCTGGACCATCACCAAAAATAGTTGCCCAAGTTGGTATTTTTATTGGAGCAGTTACTTTATAAACACCTGCAGGGAAATATAAACTTCTACGTGCTTTTTGTGTAGTATCTTTAACAAACAATTCATACATTGCCCTATCAATTGCGGCGGTGTCATCTACTGAACCATTACCACTTGCACCAAAATCCATTACACTAACATAATCATCTAACCTATCTTGCAATTTTCTAACAGTTGGTGCGCCTGCTGTGGCTCCTGTTTGAACTGTTGATGTTGCATTTCCCTCGTAAGTATAGTTTAACAATGACACAATATTACTGTGTTCTGTTAATACTTGTGTATTACCTACAATTGGCGCGCCGGCACTCGTTGGGCCGTTGCCAATATATAATTTACGAGAATCAGTAACCCAACCTAATTCTGCATGTGATAGTTGTGGAAGATTTGATTCCAATCCTCTACGATGTTGTATTCTTGAAATTTGTACTATTGCCATATCTATATTTATACTTTAACTGTAATTACAATTACTACAGGTTGAAGCACAAATATGTAAATTTCCATTTTTACTATTATATGGTGCATTTACTGTTTGGAGAAATATATTTTCTGATGTATCTGGTTTCCAAGTTTGTTTGACAAGATTCATAAATCCACTATCAAATACTGCTTTAATACTTCCATGCTTTAATGCATCATTTACATCTTGTTGTAAGCCTGCGTATTTTAAAAGTTCTCGAGTATCATATGTATATTCATTTGCTATTCTTGTATGGTTCAATCCCATCATGCAACATGGATATACATAACCATCTGCTGTAATAAAAATTCGTTGTAAATCAACTGCCATACAATCTATTTTACGATTCTCAATAAAACGAGCTTCTCCTCCACCACGTAAAATATTATTAATATCTACATTATCAAAATTATTAGTAATATTGGCATATCCACCTAAATAACCTTCAAGCCAAGATTTCTCTGTAATATCTTTCTCCCAAGACTTTTCTTGATTTAAATATTTTTTACTGACAATTTTACCAAATTCTATTGTTTGTTTCATATCAACAGTATGCCCATCAAGTGCATCTACATTAGTATTTTCTTTTAAATTTGTTGTAGCATTCATATAACCATATTCATCTATAGTTGAGTCTTCCAATTGTCCAACATATACTCCTTTGTTATCCATAACAGGAGTACCATTAGGACGATCTGATTTAATAACATCAATATTATTAAAATTATATGCTTTAGCTAATCTTTTTACTTCTTCTAATTGATGTTGATTATGCTTAAACAATATAAATTGCCAACATGCATTTCCTCCAGCATCAATAAATGCTGTTGCATTACTTAATACTTTAAGATAACTTGTATTACGCCTATAAAACGAATGCACTTCTTCTGTAGTGCCATCAATTGCCCATATTATTTTCATCCCTTTACCATACTTTGCAAACTCTGCCCAATAATGTTGCTCATACATTGAACCATTAGTATTGAGGGTTGCCCAAATCTCTGGATTAACACTAAACAAATATTCTACCATATCGTGCAAATAAGGATTCATTTGGGCATCACCCAGATTACCACAAAAACTTATATCGTTTAATTGTTGCAAAAATTCTTCGGGCAATAGTATTTTAAACTGCTCAAGTGTCATATTGCCTTTATATATACCGGGTTTTGCCCCATAACCAAAATAATTTCGCGGACAGGCAGGACAAGCGGCATTGCACCGCTCTGTTATTTCTATTTGAACACTTTTAATATCGTTGAGATTATACATTATAATACTGGGCGACTTTATCATTCCAACCTTCAGCCACGGTGTCAAACTCCTCACCTTCAATAACAAATTCTTGATATGTTAAATCACGACTGCACATTAGTATAACTCCAGTATTTATTTCTGTATCAAACATCTCATTATGAGCCTGAGCATAAGCAGTAAGTTGGCAAAAGTAATCATCAACCCATTCTCTTTTCTTTGGTTTATTTGTTTGCTTAAAATCTAAAATTGCTAACTTACCATTCCATAAACCAACACAATCTGTTGTGCCGGCATATAAACCACTGGCATACAACGAAACTTCTGTGCCATATATCTCTGCTACTTGCCTAAAACCTTCCGCTATAATAACATTAGACATACTATATGCTTGCTGATGTATTTGATTACTGCCTACTTTTCTCTTTTCACTGTTAATGTATAATTCTAAATTTTTATGCATTAACGTGCCAACATTAGCAGCTTCTGTAGTAATTTGCTGTGCTTGCTCTGTGCCAACACGCTTTCTCCAATTTGCTAATGCTTCTCTTTTTTCTTTTGATTTTGTTGCATCTAGTATAGTTGTAACACTAGGAACACTTGAGCCATCAGGTAACTTATAATGGCGTTTTCTGTCTATTGTTGTTACTCTGTCAATAGGAGAGTATTCGTATTTCTCTAATAATAGCATTGTTATATTATAGTTGATTTATATTTAAATGTCAAGTATTTAAGACAAAGGTCTTGATTAACCTCTACGTGTGGCTGGATTATCCACCGTAAAAGAAGTATCACCAATTGTGACACTTACTGCTGGCTCATACCCAGCACCTGGTTTTGGAAAACGGTATGTTCCACGATTGCCATTTGTAAATCCAGAAAAACTGCCAGTATCACCACCTACAATAACAGTTGTTTGGGCATATTTGGAAGGCAA